GTGTTTGATTTGTGAAAGCCGTGCCTTCTGTTAAATCGGTTACAATATATTTTTTCATAGTTATAGTTTTTAGTTTGTAATAGACACTACCGACTTGCGATAGTGTTTCGCATATTAAATGCTCCTCAGTATTACTGGTTTGATTTATTTTTGAATCTTAATATTTGCCTTAACATTTCCAATCTACCTAAGTCATAAGCTCTCATCATATCATAATCATTATCAGTATCTTTAGATAATTGCTCTTCACCTCCATCATAGTCGCTTATAAATGATTCAGTATCTTTTATTAAGTCAGTAATATATTCTTCTATTGTTTTGTAATTTTTCATAGTTATAGTTTTTAGTTATTTAAAGTTAATATTAGTTTTTGACAATTCCTAATAAAATGAAATTTGTTTTCATTAATATTCCCAGTCATCTGAGTCATCATAATCTTGATTCTCTTCTTCCATCTGCTCTAACTTCATTAGTATAAATTCTTCAATCTCGTGATATATATCGCTGTCAATATCTAACTTGATACCTAGTCTTACTTCTAATCTTGCCCATATATTTGATGAATTTAGTACATCACTTATTGTATAGATTCTATCTTGTTGCTTATCTGTGTGTTCTTCTGTTTTTAAAAATGGCATAATTTTATAATTTTATAGTTTGTAATAGACTAGGGTTTCCCCTAGTTTCTGTCAATTAGACTTCATCAGTATTACTTATATTCTCGGTAAGAAGTGTTCATCACTACTCATCAGCCCACCTATGTCATGCATTATTGTACTGCGAATGTGTAGTTTATCTTCTTTACAAAAGGTAGCAAAATCAATCATTCTTTCTGTCCAATCAGGGTTTTCACATATTACATCTAACATATTAAGTCTGTAATTACTTGAGTTCCAATATGGGTTAGCATAATCTTCCATTATAATCATTGCTTTGTCCAGCGTGTCTGTGTTAATTCCTCGATATGTTGTGTTCATAATTTTATATTTTTTAGTTTGTAATAGACACCCCCTTTGGCTTTTTTTCAGACAATTCTTTCTTTTACTACTTATTTATTGTCATAATAGTAGGGTTAATTATTTTTTTGAGGGTGTTTCTGTCAATCAGACTTCATCAGTATTACTTTAATGGTATATCTTTCTTTTCTTCTTCTTTATACATTTTTGTAATCAAAGATATTGAGTCTATTTGTTTTTTACATTTTTCTTCTAATTCATCTGCCCACTCTTTCCAAACCCTAACATCTTCTTTTAATTCTTTATTCTCCTTCCTTATATCAATCATTTCTTGTACCATATCTTGATACTGTCCATACATTTCTACTTGTTTCTGTTCTTTTAAAAATTTTTCTAATGTGTTCATAGTTATATAGTTTAAATTGTTTGTACACACAAATTTAAAATCAAATAAATTTAATATCCAAATAAAAATGTAAAAGATTTTCACTCTCTTGAGGAAAATAATTTGTGGACAGAGGTGTCAATCTGTTTAACAGATAATATATTTAATTAGTAGGGGGGTTGATTCAATTATTCCTATACTTCTTCTTGAGGGAAAACTTATCTAATGAACTTTCTCACACTACCGAATGGTATTATATCAAAAAGATATTGAGTGTCTTAAATCGCTTTATTTGTTGTCATGTAATTTGTTTGATATTTCCAAATGATTTAACAAAAAGTTTATTAACATTCTATTAACAAAATAGTTGTTGATAAATAATTATATAATTGTTTGGTTATGTTAATAAATATTTTATTCGTGTGTGCGTGTATGTGTGTGCGTGTGTGCGTGTGCGTGAATATAATAATAATAAACATTCGGTAGATATATATAGATGATAAAATATTTTAACAATCGAGTGTTGAAAATCGACATTCAAAATATCCGAGGCGATAGATAGTTATGTAAATGGGTTTCGTGTTTATAGTTTAGGTAGACCCCACCCCCCTAAAAAAATTTGGTTTGGTCGGCAATCGCACACCCTATATCATATATAGTTATCCCATACCTTTGCATATGTCACTTTTTTTTATAACTTTGCATATGGCTAAACGAGACTACAAACAGGAGTACGAAGATTTTCAAAAAGATAAGATCGCTTACAGGGTTAAATTAAAGAAGTTAGATAAAGCTTTGGGTGGTAAAAAGGGTGACGGTAAAGATGTGTCACATAAGAAAGGCGGTAAGGTTGTGTTAGAGGATTCTTCTAAGAATAAAGGCCGCAGAGAAAAGTCTAGAAAAAAAGGTAGTAAAAGAAAGTCATGGATGTTTTGGAAGAAGAAGAAGAAAAATAAAAAGAAATAATGGCTACAACTATAAAAAGAACAACAAAAGGAAAAGGAGCTAATTACAGGCCGACCAAGTCTGGGGCTGGTATGACTAAGAAGGGTGTGGCTGCTTACAGAAGAGCTAACCCAGGATCTAAACTAAAAACAGCTGTTACTGGTAAGGTAAAAAAAGGTAGTAAGGCTGCTAAAAGAAGAAAGTCATATTGTGCTAGAAGTAAAGGTCAAATGAAGATGCATAATGTTAATTGTAAAAAGACTCCTAATAAAAGAATATGTCAAGCTAGAAGACGTTGGAAATGTTAAATAATTATAATGGCAACTAGAGTAAATAAATATAAAAAAGGCGGTAAGACAAAAAGTAAAAAAGATGCTTGTTATCATAAGGTAAAAGCTAGGTATAAGGTATGGCCATCTGCATATGCTAGTGGAGCCATAGCTAAATGCCGTAAGGTAGGTGCTGCTAACTGGGGTAACAAATCTAAAAAGAAGTAATGGCTGTACGTAAAACAAAAGCTGGATTAAACCTTAAAAGATGGTTTAAGGAAGATTGGAGAACACCTTCAGGTAAAAAAGATTATAGTGGAGGTGAGAGCACCTTTAGGCCCACTAAAAAAGTTTCTAAAGAAACTCCTAGCACTTGGAGTGAATTAAGTCCATCTGAAAAAGCGGCAGCAAAAAAAGAGAAAAAGGTTAAAGGCAGGGTTAGTAAGTATAAAAAAAAGAAAAAAAGAACAACTAAAGTAAAAAAGAAAAAGAAATAAAATGGCAAAAATAAATAAAAAATCAGGCAAGATGTCTTTTATAGATAATTCTGATATGTCAGAAAAACAAAAGACTACCATGAAAAAACACGCAGAACACCATACTATAAAACACATGAAGTTAATGGCAAAATTAATGGGGGAAGGAAAGTCTTTCACAGAGGCTCACAAGATCGCTATGGATAAGGTGGGTAAGTAAATTGAAATATTCTAAATTAACTAATTCTAAAAAGAAAAAGAAAAAACAATTAGGAATGGATCCAGGCACGGCAGCCAACAGGCTTCGTAAGTCTATATTATTTTCATTCGCTAAAAGGCTAGATTTAAACTTTTGTTATCAGTGTGGCTGTGAAATAGAAGATATTAATAAGTTTACTATAGAACATAAGAAGCCTTGGTTAGATTCAGAGGATCCTAAACATCTGTTTTTTGACATAGAAAATATTGCGTTCTCTCATGCTAGTTGTAACTATAGGGCTTCTAGGGGAAGAATAGGTAAGCCATGTCCTTCTGTTACGGCTTATAGAAAAGGTTGTAGATGTGAGGGTTGTTTAGAAGCTAAACGACAATATAGGGAGAATAAAAATAAATATAAAAATTCTAGTAATCTTTAGTGGCAATCACAGTCTTCGTCATCCATAATCTCTTCTGTAGAGATTTCAACAACTTTTAAAATATGATCTGGCATAAAGTCAAATAAAGAAACTATAGTTTCATCATCTACTGACAAAGCAAAAGCTCCTAAGTGATAAAAAGCTGCGTTACCCATATCTATCATCTTTCTTGTATTAGCCATATCGGTACCACCTTGTTGCATAGCCATAACCTCTATTTCTAAATAATCATCAACCAACATAGCTATTTGTGCTAACATCTCGGCCTCATCACCTCTAAAACCTCTGTTTACAAGTTCTGAAAAAGCAGCGGTAGCCCCAGGGCATATATGAAAGTTTTGAGTTTTATAACCCATAACATCCATCTCTCCACTCATTCCATCTCTTTGCATATCCATAGAGTGATCGCTAACACCCTCTATTATTATAACCATTGATTCGTTCATGTCTTATTTATATTTATTGGTCTTACCCCCCATTAAGTATTGCATAAAAGGCTTCATCATTCCGCCACCCATATACATCATTTTACCTCCTTCTTTCATCATTTTAAAATCAGCTCCAGATATTTTACCATCTTTATTTTTATCAAGTTTGTGCTGACCTCCCACTAGCTTACCGCCATTGTTCATGTATTTAATCATTTCATCACCAGTATCAATTTCGGACATATCCATATCGTTACCTCTATTCTTCTTCTTTTTATTCTTATTCTTTTTTAATGATTTAAAGAAGTTTTTTATTTTTTCCTTACCAGTTGGTTTACGTTCAGGTAGATTACCTTCAATAAATTGCTCAACCAATCTTTCTTCTTCAAGATTTTCCCTTTGAGCGTCAGTCATAGAGGGCTCCTCGACTACTATTGGTTCTGAAAAAACATCTAGATTAGTTCCAGCAAAAGGATCTGCTTGGTCACGATCAAAAGTTTTATCTACATATTTAGCATCTTCTGAGTATATTCTTTCTTTAGGATCAAGCGGATCTACAGTTTGAGAAGGAACTTCACGTAACATTTCTTCAACAGCATTAGATTCTGGTTCCACAAAAACAGGTGTAGAGCTACCAGCAAATGGATCACTAGAGCCTTTTTTATCCTCTTTTTTAGCGGGCTCTTCCTCAACTACTTCAAGCTCTTTAAGCTTCCTTTCTTCAGTTGTAGAGCTAGGTGTTAAATAATTAATAAAAGCTTGCACCCCAGGATCATTCATTAGCTTTTCCTCTAACATCTCTTTATCCTTTTTCATAAGCTCTTCCTCAGATGGTATTATACCTGGCATCACATCACCTGGGCCTATTGTAGTAGATTTAGAACCTTCTGGTGCAGAAACATTAGAGTCGGTTTTAGGTCTTAATTGAGCGATTAACATGTTAGTCATTTTTTCTCCATAAGCGTCTTCAAACAATTTAATATCACGATCAAATCCAGACTTACTCATATTACCACCATAAGCATCTATCATCGCTTGAGCAGATTTTTGAAGCTTAGATGTAGCCTCCTCATCCCCCTCAATATTAAATTCCATTTTAGTTTCAACGTTTTTTTCTCTAAGTCTATTTTCTAATTCTTTTACAGGTAGACCTATAGAACTAGCGGTTGATTCCTTTTGTTCATTAGTCATTCTTTCCCAATCATAAAGCTTTATGTCCTCAACAGACATTTTTCTTTTTTCCCTACCCCTAGCTGTCGGATCTTCAGATTCTTTTATTAAGTCTTGTATATCCATCAACATTGATGGGTCTATATTAATTGCCATAATTTATTTTTTTTTCTTATTTAAAGTGATTCCACCGTATCTATATTTATTTACCCTCATTCCTTTCTTACCACGTTGAGTTTGTGGACCCTTAAGACCCTTAACAAAAGCACGTTCTTCTTCACTAAGCTGACTTTGAGGTTTCCCCTTAAGCTCTTCCATAGCCGCTTCCTCACTTTCATACTCACTTCCACCTATAGTAAACTTTTCAACTTTTTCTTCTTTAGCTGGAGGAGGATCTTTCTCTTCAATAGTTTCCGTTCCTGCCCCTGTTTCTGTTTTAGTTTCTGTTTCCGTTCCAGCCTTTGAAGCGTTAATCTCAGCATTTGTTACCACACCATCATTATTTGTATCAAGTTTTTCACGCTTCTCATTCACACCTTTAGGGTCAGAGTCATCAAATTTATAAGCATCCATACCCCCTTTACCAGAATCTTTTGAAGCTGTTACCGTAACAGTTGGACCAATCATTCCTTCAATATCAGAAGCAACATCATCTTCTTCTTCTATAAAAGAAGGAACATTTCTACTTTTATCAATTTCAGCATCCATATCTATACCTGAAGTAGTAAGCTTTGACTGTGAAAGATCTAATGGCTTTATACCTGATTTCGTTATATCCATAGTACCCTCCATTTGTGGCCTTATGTTTGAAGCATACTTCTCTAAATCTTTTCCACTCTTTCCTTGAGTAACATAGCTAGTTAGAGCCTTGTTTTTCATAAAAGTCTCAAGCATATTTTCTTCCTCATCCGTTAAGTTAGGTATCGAGCTAGTCTTATTATTAAACAAAGAGCCACTAAAAGTACCATCTTGGTTAAACAAAAGAGTGTTATTTACACCTAACCTCCTACTTCCTTTCCCCTTGCCAAAAATAGATCCAGTTGGATCTAGTTCTCTTAAATCATCATTTGTTAATGTGTAAGCGTAATTAAAGCTATCCTGAATTTTACCATCTTCACCTCTCACTTTAGTAGGTCTTTTGTAAAGCAAGTCAGAGGAATCTTCTACATTGGAAAATAATTCATTTGGATTGTTATACAAATTAGAAAGGCTATCAGCTGTCATAGGTGTGTCTGATTTTCCTGGCCCAACTAAATCTTGGTTAATTCTATTATATAAATTTGCATACTGGTCGAATCCCGTACCCATACTTAGCCTATCTTTAAATCTTCCTTGCTGATCGCCTTGAAAAAATAAAGAACCAGAGCCAAATCTATCACTATATCCTATATCTGGTAAATAACCAGGAGTGTTCTCTTTGCTAATTCGAGTTCCAGTTGGCCCTCCAATGTTCTGATAAGCAGTGGGTCCATAAATATCACTATATAAAAATGATGAATCTTGTGTTTGGCTAGGAACCTGAGTAGTTTCTTGAGCGTAAATAATTGGCTTTTTTTTCTTTTTTAATCTCATTTTAATAAGTTTTTTATAAGTACCTCTTCTTGTAGTGCGGTACAAAATTTTGTCACAATAATCTTACCTCTTTGTGATATAACATATCTCCTCGCCCTGTTGTGTGATCTTTCTAAATATATACTAATATAACCATTTTTTACTAGATCTGGCAAGTTTCTGGTTATAAAGGTTAAAGAGCATTGATAGTCTTTTTTTATAGTAGCACCAGTAAAGTACCTTAAATCGTAAATAAAAAACAAGAACTCAAGATCAGAAACTTTTAACTTATAATGATCTCTAAAAGAAAACAGTATTTTTCTGTAATTCTTTAGACAGCTCTTTAGGTCTATTTGCATTGAATTAAATTATAGTACAGCAAATATAAACAAATATTTCTTATATTGGAAATAATTACCTATATTTGTGAATCATTAAATTTAAAAAATAATAATATGGCAATATCAGGAACAAAGGCAGATGAAGCTGCTTTCGGTCAATATGGAAGCACATACCTTACTGGAGATGGGGCGAAGATAGATTTTAAAACAAGTGGTAAATCCCCTAAGTTTATATGTGCAATAACAATACTTACTGCTGACACTTCATTTCAAACTTTGACTAACTATAACAGTACAAGGTTAGATAATGCTTGCATAAGTACGGTAGATGGAGAAGATGAAATAGATGCCGAATGGCAGTGTGCTACAGCTAACGCAAGTAACTTCGCAACAGTAATAACAACTTCTCACACATTTCCTGCGGGAGTAACTATATATGGAGCTTGGAGTTCAGTGGAATTAAATGCAGGATCTTGCATTTGTTATTTAGCTCCAACAGGTAAAACAGTAGAAGTTTAATAATATAATATGTTAGGTTTAGGAAATAGTATAACTTCAGGTAGCGTTAGCTCCTTACCGTTCTCACCAGAACAAATATCAACATTAGTTGGATGGTGGGATTTTACTGATACAGATACTATGTTTACAGACGCTGGCACTACTAAGGTTTCCTCAAATGACGATAAAATATACAGAATAAACAATAAAGCCTACAGTTTAATAGGAACTCCAACTAACGCTTTAGGAATTTTTTTACAACAAACAGCTGAGGCTAATAGACCTTTATATAAAACAGCTGGAACTGGAGGTGCATTATTTGATGGTTCTAATGATTTTATATTAGCCAGAGATAATGTAGGGAATGTAGATGTTAATAAACTTTCTGATACAACATTGAATGGTAGAGAGCTTACTATATTTTCTGTAGTAGAGTTACCAGGAACTAGCGTCAGTGATGATGAATATTTATTTCACACAACTACTTCTAGTACCGCTGATAGGATGTCTATATATGTAAAAAACTCCACTAATGATAGATGGCAATTTCACCTTCAAAACAATACCGCTAGAACAAATAGTATAATTAATAGTGGTATAGATATAACAACTAATAAAGAACTTTGGACTGTTGATTTAGATGGGGCTAGTAGTGGGTCTTTATATAGAGATGGCGACACATCAGATGGGGTAACAAATGGAGCTACTGATGATTATGACATTGATCTTTCACCAAATGACGCAGATGTTAAAGTTATGTTAGGATCAAAAGATGGTTCAGCTAATTATTTAAACTCACTTGTATACGAAGTGGTTGTTTTTGATGCGGCTTTATCAGATGCTGATATTGTTTTAATGGAAAATTTTTTAAAGGACAAACACAGTATATCATAAAATAAAATAATATGAGCTCATTAACAGGACAAAAAATAAAAGATAGTTATAAAAGTTTAATTAAAACTGAAGCAACAACAGGATTTAATTCTTCTACACCAACAAGAATAGAAGACGGTGATGGGGTAAAAAGTGCAGTTCACTTAGGTAAATCATCTTTACACGTGTCTGGTAGTGTAGCTGTTAATGTTTCAGAAACCTCTACTCCTTCAGCAAATCTACATATCATAGGAACCTCTACTAAATCTATGTTAGTTGAAAATTCAGATGGATATGATAAGTTTTATATAGGTGACTCAAGTGGGTCTTACAATGTAAAGCTTGGTGATATAGATGTAACGTCTCCAGGTAATAATAATTACATGTGTATAGAGGATAATAACAATAGATCTTTTTTTAAAACTACAAACTTTGGTATAAATAATACAGTTCCTACATCAACATTACATGTTGGTAATTTTTCTGGAACAGCAAACTTTTCACTAGGATCTGACACCAGTGCCTTTAAAGTAGGTAAGAGTGGTAATACAGAACTACTTAAAGTTGACACACAGAATGAAAAAGTTGTGGTTAATGGATCTTTAGAGATGACGGGTACTGGATCTTTTAGTAAAAGTACACAAAGAATAGAATTAGAAGAATATTTTAAAAGATTACCACAGATTAATGGAACTTTAGTTATAGATCCTGATGCAGATGACGCAGCCGCTTTAGCTAATTATGTTAGAGCAAATAAAGATTTTGAATTAGATGGAACTGATGTTGCTAGTGCGACTGTTAGGTTTGATAATAGTGCAGAGGGTTACGGGGGAATACTTATAACAACTCACAATACAGCTAATGATCAAATAATTGTACAACCTCACACAGATGCTAATCAAACTATGTGGGACTCTGATCATTTCTTAACACAAAAACAAGTTACATGGGAGTGTGCTATTCAAACAGGGTCTTCTATAGCAGATGCTTCTTTTTGGGCTGGTATAAAGAAAACTAATGACGCTGCTTACGCAACAGATTCTGATCAGGCTTATTTTTTATATTCAGCAGATGATACTCAAGGGGCTTTAACAACAAACGCTAATTTACATTTTGTTTACTCTGTTGGAGGAACTGATTATATAACAGACTTAGGTTTAGCAGTTGCGGCAGATACTGTTTATAGATTAAGAGTTGAAATAGATATAAATAGACAAGCATCTGTATTTGTTAATGGTGTTCAATATGGGGCAGTTACCTCATCTACAGCAGGTGGGGCCACACAAAGTGTTGCTACCACAAAATCTTTAGCTATAACAAGTGGAATAGTTTTAAAACCCTATATTGGTGTAGAAACTTTAACTACGGCACAAAAATCAATTCGCATATTTTACGAAAGAATTAGTAGAGTTATTGCCTAGTTGTATTAATAAAAAATTTTTACTATATTAGTAGAAATTTAATTTAATATAACATGGAAACCGAAAAACTAATTAAAAAGGTCTGTGAGGACGTTAAAGATCTACTTCTACAAAAAAATAGAGACTACGGAAATTCCGCTCTAAGCCCATCAGGTGTATTTTCAAAAGGAGATGTTTTTGAATCATTAGGATCAAGAATAGATGATAAACTTATGCGTATACAAAACGTAGGAGTTAATGATGAAACAGAGGACACTATATCTGATTTAATAGGATATCTTATTCTTTATAAAGTTGCTTTAATAATAGAGAAAGACGAGGAATATAAATCAGAAAAAGAAATTATTGAGAATGGTGGTTATGTTACAATAAATGGTAGAACAATGGGTGAGGTGGATGATTTAGATTTTTACTACTCAGAAAAAAATAAATAAAATGGAAATTGAATCAATAAATCCTATAATAAGAAAAATAACAATAGGAGACTTAAAGCAAGGATTAACTTATAAAGTTGGTCAAAAAATGTTAGGCGGATCTGTAGAGATTACTGCTATAATACAAGATGAGGCAGCGTGGTACAAACACCAACAAGTAGTTTATGATGTATATATAAAATCAAATGGAGATAAATTCTCAAGGCCTTGGAAAAGGTTTTTCGATCAGCCGACAGCTATAGAGTTTGATGTTGAGGATAGAGATTCTTACGAAGTACAATAATATATGAAACCAATTAAAGATCACTTTTTTATCAAGGTTGATAAAAAAACTGAAGACACTACAATTATAGGAAATACTGAATTAGTAATAGATACTAGCTACGATCCAATGAAGTTAGCTAGACAATATGGAGTTGTTGTAGAAACTCCTATATCACTTTCTAAGGGGGTTAAACTAGATATAAAGGAAGGAGACACGGTATATTGTCATCACTTTTTAACTGAAAATGAAAACGAAGTAAAGTTTTATGAACAAGAACTTGTTTATAAAATTCATTGGAGCGACATTTATTGTAGGGTTAGAAATGGTAAATTAAAAATGTTACACTATTGGAATTTTGTAGAACAAAAAATGGAAGACGAAAAAGACTTTAAAACCGAATCTGGCTTAATAACCAAACCTTATATGGAAGAGGTTAAGCTACATGGATATATAAGGTATATGAATGATTGGATGAAAAAACAGGGTGTAAAAGAGGGTGATGAGGTTATTTTTTCAGAAAACTCAGAGTATGACATGGATATTATGGGTAAAAAGTTGATGAGGATGAGAAATTTTGATATATTAGCTAAAATAGAAAAATAGTATGGAGGATTACGAAATCTTAGACATATGTATGGAAAATTCATATGACCTTATTATGGGTAAGAAATCGTTAGACGAAATACTAGAATCAAGTGAAGTTCCTTATATCTTATGGAACGTTGTTAGCGAAAAAGATCTTAAAAGCTCTATATTTAATGATGTATTAGACCTTATGATACAATATTACGAGGATATGGAAATGTATGAACGCTGTTCAAAATTATTAAAATTTAAGAAAAATGAGAAGCTTAGACGTAAAAAAAAGATTAGAAGAGTTAATAGAGTCGGGTAAACAAGCATTTGATCTTTTGCTTGAAGAAGTTAAAAAACCCGTAGACCCAGAATTACAAGATGATAAAGCTAGAAACGCTATGAAGGCAAAAAAAGAATGCTTCATGGATGCACAAGAAATTTTAATGTCTATAAATAAAATTCAAAAACAAATAGAAGAAGAAAATATTGAGCAAAATATAGACAAAGAAGAAAACTCATTTCAGGCTGGATTCTCAGAAAAATACGCTAAAAAATAGAGAGTACAATTTATTTTACTATATTTGCATAATTGGTAAAAATTTCTTATGGAAGGCAAAATAAGAGTAAATGGATTATATTTCAATCTTCCTCCTAAACCAAAGAAGAAAGATATTCTTTTTTCTGATCTAAAAAAGAAAGATCAAAAATGGAGGAGAGTAGAAATGCCAGAAACCCTTTCAGAAGAAACTGCCGCTAGCCATTCAGATTTCATAAGCACAGAGTTTGATAGAAGAAAAAACGGTGTTTGGTTTATGAACAATGGCAAGCCTACCTATATAACAGGAGAGCATTACTATTATTTAAACTGGTGTAAACTAGATATAGGTTATCCTCAATATAGAGATAGGGACAGAAGGTTCTTTATTTTTTGGGAAATATGTAAAAACGATCCAGAGTGCTTTGGTATGGTTATGGTAAAACATCGTAGAGAGGGTGCTTCTTATAAAGGAGCGGCTATGTTGTTGTACGAAATAACATCTAGATATAATTCACATGGTGGTATTATAAGTAAAACAGGTGTGGATGCTAAATCATTATTTACTGACAAGTTAGTTTATATGTTTAGACACCTTCCTTTTTTCTTTCAACCTATTATAGATGGTAGTGATAATCCAAAAAGCACATTAAGCTTTAATGCTCCAGGTCAAAAAATATCTAAAAACTATCAAAAGATTGTTAAGTCAGAAGCTTTAAATAGTAAGATAGATTGGAGAAACACAAAAGATAATTCTTATGACTCTGTTAAGTTAGTTAGGTATTTATGTGATGAGGGAGGAAAATGGGTAGACGCTAACGTAGAAAAAAATTGGCAAGTTGTTAGATCTTGTTTAACGCTAGGTGATAAAATAATAGGAAAATGTTTTATGCCCACTACAGTAAACGAAATGGCTGATTCTGGAGGGGAAAGATTTAAAAATATATGGGACGATAGCAGTATAGAGGAAAGAGATGGTAATGGTAGAACAAGGTCTGGAATGTATAGTTATTTTACTCCAGCTTATGATGGGTACGAGGGTTTTATAGATGAGTATGGGATGTCTGTTATTGATACCCCAACAAAAGAGCAGGCTAAATTTATAGGTAAAAATATTGGTGCTAAAGAGTATCTTCAGAACGTAAGAGATGCTTACAAGAAAAATACCACTAAATTATCTGAAGAAAAAAGACAAAGGCCTTTTACTGTTGAAGAAGCTTTTAGAAGTGACTCAAGACACAGTCCTTTTGATGTAGAAAGAATATATCAACAAATGGATTATAATGAAGAGTCACAAGGTTTAGTAGTAAAAGGTGATTTTATATGGAGAGATGGTATAAAAGACACTAAGGTTGTTTGGAGACCAGGTTCTACAGGAAGATGGAGGATATCTTGGTTGCCACCAGAGGATAGAAGAAATAATATAAAAATGAAGGGTACTAAAAAGTGCCCAGGAAATGATATAGAAATGGTTGCTGGATGTGACCCTTATGATCATGACACAACAACAGATGGTAGAAGATCAGATGCTGCTTGTTATGTTTATAAGAAGTTTACAATGATGGATGATTTTTCTAATGTTTTTGTTTGTGAGTATATAGCTAGACCGCCTAAAGCAGAAATGTTTTATGAAGATGTTCTTAAAACTTGTGTTTTTTATGGTTGTCAGATATTGGTTGAGAATAATAAAATAGGTATTATAAAATATTTTGAAAGAAGAGGTTATTATGAATACCTAATGGATAGACCAGAATCAACCCATACAGATAGTAGTAGAAAGCAAAAAACAAAAGGAATACCTTCTACAGGTGTAGCTGTATTGAATGCACAAACAGAGGCAGTAGCTTCATATGTGTATGATTATATAGGTATACTTGATTTAGAAAAAATGGAGATGGGTAAATGTTATTTTAACAGATTACTTGATGATTGGAGTCGTTTTGAGCCAGATAACAGAACAAAGTATGATGCTACTGTAGCCTCAAGCTTAGCTCTATTAGCTGCTCAAAAACATGTTACAGTAAAAAAAGTTAAGAAAATAAGTATTAACTTTATAAAAAAATATAATAATTCAGGATTAATATCTAAGAGAATATAGATGAAAACACAATTTGAAACTATAGGTGGTTATCCAACCATTTTTGTGAGCAACGAAGATAAAGCTAAAAATGAATACGGTCTTCAGTATTTTAAAAGAATGTATCATGACTGGAAAAACAACAGTCATATGAACTATCAAGACAGAAAAAGAAGATTTGAAAAAATGAGATCTTATGCCGAAGGAACTCAAAGTGTTGGTAAATATAAAGATTTATTAGATGTTCAGGGGGACAGTTCTTATATGAATATAGATTGGACTCCAGTTTCTATTATACCTAAATTTGTAGATGTTGTTTGTGGTAGTATTATAAATCAAGAACACACTGTTAAAGCTGATGCTATAGATCCAATATCCGTAGATGTTAGAAGAAAAGATGCTAGGCAAATGTTAGCAGATATGTTATCGGCTCCTATAAAAGCTAAGATGTCTAAAGCTACAGGTCAAAATTATAATAAACCAGGATTTATTGCAGAAGATTATGAAGAGATAAAATTATTTATGTCTTTAAACTACAAACAAGCTCAAGAAATTGCTATAGAAAACGGAATCAAATTTGTTATGCAACAAAATGATTTTGAAGAGATGAGGAAAAAATTAATTAGAGATATGGTTGTAATAGGCACAGCTTCTCTAAAAACTTATATAGACCCATCTTACGGTGTTAAAATAAGATATGTTGATCCAGCAAATTTAGTTACATCACACACTAATTATTCTGATTATAAAAACATACAACATGCTGGAGAGGTTTATACAATTTCTATAGCTGAGTTAAAACAAATGGCTGGAGATCAATTTACAGAAGAAGAGTATAAAGATATAGCAGAAAATTACGCAAAAAAAACAGAAGATACTGATTATATGAATAATGGTAGATTTTCTGGAATAGGTGATTATAACCATGAGTATGATAAATTTTCTATAGAGATAATGGATTCAGAGTTTATATCTACCTATGATATGAAGTACGAGAAAAAAGAAAATAAATATGGTGGTTATACTGTTAATAAAAGAGGTTATGCTTATAAAAAGCCTAAAAAATCAAAAAACAAAAGAGAGGTTGTAGCAAACACAGTTAAAGTTGTGTACAGTGGTAAATATATAGTTGGAACAGATTATATTTTTGATTATGGTCTTGCTAAAAACATGTCTAGAAAAAAATCAAATCTTTCAGAAGTTTCTTTATCTTATATGATTTATACTCCAAATATTCATAAGATGCAAAACGTTTCTTTAGTTCAAAGAATGATTCCTTTTGGAGATCAGATACAATTAGCTCATTTAAAAATGCAACAAGTTATGGCTAAGGCTAGACCAAAAGGTGCTGCATTTGAAGTTGGTTCTTTAGAAAATGTATCAAAAGGAGATGGCGGTACATTTACACCAATGGAGCTTCAAGAAATATTTGATCAAACTGGTAATATATATTATAGAAGAATAGATGATGAAGGTATGGCCGCTAATGCAGCTCCTATACAAGAGTTAGAAAATGGTATAGGTAGAGATATGATGCAGTTAATACAAATATATCAACATAACCTACAAATGATTAGGGATGTAACTGGTGTTAATGAGGCTAGAGATGGGACTAAGCCATCTAGCGAAGCTTTAGTTGGTATTCAAAAAATGCAGTTATTAGCTTCTAATAACGCTACCAGAAGTGTTAATGATGGTTATTTAAAAATAGTAAAAAAACTATCGGAGTCTATATGTTTAAAGTTACAGGATATTGTAGAATATGATAAACCTATTGATGGTTATATATCAGCTTTAGGTAGTGCGGTTGTTAAAACTATAAAGATAAATAAAGATGTTTCTTTTAAGGATTTTGGTATATCTATACAAGTAGAACCTGATGAGGAGGAGAGAGCTAGGCTAGAACAAAATATACAAGTGTCAATAGCTCAAAAAGAACTTAGGGTTGAGGATGCTATTATGATTAGGGATATAAATAACGTTAAACTAGCTAATCAGCTTCTTGTTATGAGAAGAAAGAAATATCAGCAAGAACAAATGGCTATGCAAAAAGCTGCATCACAAGCAAATTCTCAACAGCAACAACAATCTGTAATGATGGCAGCTCAGGCGAAACAACAAGAAATGCAAATGGAAGCTCAAATAGAAATACAAAAAATGCAAGCAGAGGCTCAAATAGAGGCTCAAAAAATGCAATTAGAGTTTCAGTTAAAAGTACAACTTGAAGAGGCTGCTCATAAAAGAAGAATGAACGAAATACATTTAGGTAACCAAGCTAAAGTTGCTGGACATAAAATACAAGGTGACGCTAAACAACAGGGTATAGAAAAAAGTGCTCATTATCAATCAAGAATGATAGAACAAAGAAAGGGTGATGGTCCACCAATAGAAAACCCTGATGGAATAATGAGTGACATGCCAAATATTAAAAGTGATTTTTCTTTTTCTAAACAGCCATCTATGATGCAATCTATGCCAGATCCACAAATGCCTCTACAAGGTGGTGCACCAAGGCCAATGCCACAAGCACCAATTAAGGGTGCTTAAATAAAAATATAAGTAAAACTTTGTTTTTAATAAATAAAAGAATTACTTTTGCGAAAAATATTGTTTAATTTAATTTAATTTATTATGGCTGACGAAATGGGAGAAATCATCGCAGAGCAATTAAGCGGTGACGTAGTTTCTAATGATAATTCACAAGCTGCTGAAGTAGTTGATTTAACAACACCAGCACCAGAACAACCAGTAGAAACAACACAACAAACACAACAGGATGCACCTGTGCAAACAGAAAGTCCTGTAGAACAAGATAATAATCGTTCTTTAAATACTGAATCTAGCAATCAACCTGTACAGGAAACGGTACAACAACCTGATGCTTCAGAAATAAACGAGGGCTTTGTTGCATATATGAACGAACAGTTCGGCACAGAGTTTAAGTCTGTTGATGAGGCTAAAAGTGCTCTCTCACCTAAAGAGCTTAATTTTGCTAACGAACAGATAGCACAAATGAATAAGTTTGTGGGTGAAACTGGGAGATCTGTTGTTGATTACTTAAGAACTCAAACGATTGACTATACCAAAATGTCTAATGAAGATGTAATGAAGGTTTATATGAAACAAAATAGCCCTGAACTTACAAACGAAGAGGTTAATTTATTAATCAATTCTAAATACAAATTAGGTGAAAAGGATGGTAATGAGGCTGAGAAAAAACTTGCACAGATTGAGCTTAAAAGAGATGTTATTAATGCAAGAAAAGAACTTATTAATTTGCAAGAACAATACAGAATGCCTAATGAAAATAAAGGTATGAGTAATGAGGAGCTAAATGAAATAAGGGAAGACTGGATTAATAACATGAAAAGTGAGGTTAATGATGTAGAGTCTTTATCTTTTGAAATAAATGACAAAGGAGAGGTTTTTGATTTTCATTTAACTGATGATCACAAAAGATCATTGGTGGAATCAAACTCTAATCTTAATGATTTTTTTGATAGATATGTTGGTGAAGAGGGCAACTGGAACTTTGATAAATTAAACATTGATATGTTTGTTTTAGATAACTTCGAAGACATCATAAGAAGTGTTGCGAGTCAATATAGATCTAAAGGCACCGAGCAGGTGATAAGGGATATTAAAAATCCATCGTTTAATAACGAGCCTAGAGGAACCACAACTCAATCTAAATCTATTCTTGAGCAGTTAGATGATCAGATACATGGAGGGAACAATTCATTATGGAATAGATAATAACAAATATTAATTTAAAATTTTTAAAAAATGGCAACAGTAAATATACCTAGCGGTATGCTAATAAAGCCTTCAGCAGTTCAAGTTGCAACTAACGAGAACTATGTAAGTGCTTTAACAGCTACTTCGGGTCAATTTAGACAAAGAGATGTCTCTGAAAAACTTGTTAAGCGTTATGGCGAGCAAGGTATTACGGGACTTATGGAGCTAATGGGATCAAAGGCTCCTTCTTCAAACACTACGTTTGAGCACTACGAAGAAACTTTTGTTCACAATAGTGTAACGGGTCGATTCCCTGGAACTTCTCCAGGAACAGCCTCAATAACAATGGCTCTTCAAGCATCAGGAGGTTATTCCTCAAACTTTATTGATTCAGATGAGTACACTCCAGTTAGACCTGGTGACATCTTAAGAGATAAAGATGGTGATATGTTTTATGTAACAGCAACTTCAATGCCTTCAGACTCTACTTATACAGTAACAATGTATTCAATAGCTTCTGGTGGTGCTGGATCTAAATCAACAGGAGTGGATTATGAATTTGCAATTATTGGTAATGCTCACCCAGAAGGTGGTATACAACCAGATGGCT